AGTTACGTCAAGTGCTACATATTTTACAAACGACTATGTAGGAACAACGCTAAAAATATATGGAACAGAAGCTACAATTACTGGATATACATCTGGAACACAAGTAACAGTAACGTTAAAAGACGATCTATTTGTTGAGTTAGATGATGACCCATTTGCTACGCAACAAGGTTCTGGAACAGTAAAGGTAACTCATGCAAATCATGGTTTGTCTACAGGAGCTTCAGTAGTAATATCTGGGTCAGAAGACATATTTGATGATGATGGTAACGGTTTAGCTAATGCAAACTTAAATGGTACATTTAGTATAACAGTAGTAGATGACAATCATTATACATATACAGCTGGTTCAGGCGATACAGCTACAGAATCAGTAGATGGTGGTGGTGTTAGAGTTATTATAAAAACACACGCACCTACTAGAGATTGGCAAGAACAAGTTATATCTACTGCAAATGGCTTTCCTAAAACCGTAGCATTTCATGAACAAAGATTATTTTTTGCTGGTGTTCCATCACTACCAGATGGTATACAAGGAAGCAATGTAGGACAGTTTTTTAAGTTTGATGTAGGGGAAGCAGCTGATTCTGATTCAATACAAATACAAATAGCGTCCGATGAAATAAATGAAATAAGGCATATTATATCTGGTAAAGTTTTAGAAATATTAACAAACACAGCAGAGTTTTTTCTTAAACCACAGATAGGAAAACCTCTTACACCTACTGATTTACAGATAATTAGACAAAGTTCTTTGGGTTGTCAGCTTCCTGCAAGAGCAAAAATATTTGATGGCTCTACAATTTTTATACAAACAAACGGAAAAACAGTAAGAGAATATACATTTAATGCTTCTACAGAAGAATTTGTTTCTGCTCCTATTTCTTTATTATCTAGTCATTTAGTATCAAATCCAATAGACGCAGACAGAATAAAATCATTAGCAGATCGAGACGAACAATTATACTTTTTAGTAAACACAGACGGTACATTAGGCGTTTACTCTTCACAAAAAATACAAGAATTACAAGGTTGGGTGCAATGGTCTACAACTGGAATTATACAGTCAGTAGCTTGTTCAACAGATTTTGTTTATATTGCAGTAAAAAGAACTATAAATTCAGCAGATGTTTATTATTTAGAGCAGTTTGCTTCAACATCTTTTGATGTGCCAACAGACATGACTGTTTCAAAAACTTTATCAGGTTCTTATCAACCTCATGGTTCACCTTTAACAAACGGTAGTTTTTCTTCTGTTACTACGTTTATTGCTGATGGATTTACAAATGCACCAAATATAGGTGAATCATTTCAGTTTGCTGGAACTGGTACTGTTTATACAATAAATTCTGTAACAGCAACAGCAAATAGCGGAGAGTATGTAATAGTTTTAGATCAATCAGTTTCACAAGCAGATGGAGTAGCTTTGCAATTTACAACATCAAAGACTTTTACTGCTTTAAATAGCAATCCGGATATGAGAGGACTAGAAGTACATGGAACATCTGGAAGCACAGAATCAGGTAATATTAATTACTATGGAAAAGGAACAGTTACGTCAGGAGGTGTAGTAGTTTTAGATACTCCAGCTTCTGCTGTAGACATTGGAACAGATTTTACTATGCAGATAAAAACATTGCCTGTTAATGCTAAAGTTACTTCTACTGGTACACAAAATCCTTTAACTGGTAACCCTACAAAAATAGCAAAATGTATACTAGAACTATCGAGTACGTATAACTTAACCGTTAATTCTAATGACATTTTAATAAATGAAACAACTATTGATACATCTTCAACCATTTCTAGTTATACTGGAAAGAAGAATGTATACTTTTTAGGATATGACAATGAGCCTGCTATTGACATTACTCAGTCAGCACCATTGCCATTGAGAATATTGGGGATAACTTCGGAGGTATATTTTTAATGTGTGAACCTACAACATTAACAGCATTAAGTACAATGGCTGGAAACTTTGGGTTTCAACAAACAGCAGCCACATTTGCAACTATGGCTGGCTCATCTACAGCTGTAGCTATAGGTCAAGGAATATCAGCAGTTACAAGCGTTATATCTTCACCAATAACTTCTATGGGATTAAGCTTAATGCAAGGACAAGCAACTAAAGACTTTTATGGTCAACAAGCTGCACAAAATAGATATCAACAACAACAATATACTAATGAAATAAAAAGAGAAAGACTAGAAATAGCATTAAGAGAAAGAGAAAGAAAAAAAATATATGAACAAAACAAAAGCAATAATCTAGCAGAATTTTCTGCAACTGGCGTAGATATAGCAAGTGCTTCATATAAAGCAATTATGAAAGAAGCACGTAATGTTTATTTACAAGACAGAGACGCTATAAGTTTAAGAGGATTTGATGAAGTAGCACGAAGTGCCGACATGAGACAGTTAGCAACTATAGATGAAGCCGCTAATATAAAAATGGGTAAAGCTAAAGCTACATCTCAGTTTGTTAATGGGTTAGTAGTTTCATCAAAAATATTAGAAGAGACACCTAGTTAATGGCAATAATAAAAGAAAAAAGACAAGTATCTTATGAAACTCGTATAGGAGTAAACAGAGGTACTAGCAAACCAGCAGAAGCACAAGCTGTCGTAGCCGATAGTTATGGTTCATTATTTGCAGACGCTTCAAAATTTGCTTATAACAGAGCAATAGAAAATGGAAAAATGGAAGCGTTAGAACGTGCTGAATCACAATCTTTTACTACACAAGACATTGATTTAGGTAATGGCAATACAACCAAAATGCCTGTTAAGTATACTGAAAGAACAGATTTAGGACGTACAGGTAACAAAGAATATGCAAGGTTAATGAATGCTAAATATAACAAGTCGCTTAATAATTCTTTAGATAATCTTATTTTAGATGAAAGAAATTCAGCACAAATGTTAGAAATATCAAAAGGTGAGTTTAACAAAAAGATTAGATCAAAACTATCTTTAGTTTTTGAATCATTAGACCCAGACGATAGAGCAAATGCAAAACTACATGCAGAATCTAAAATTGTAGAAAGTGGATTTTATGTAGATAAAACTCACAAATCGTCACAAGTGCAACAAGACAAACTATTATTTAACCAACAATCAAGTAACATCTTGCTAAATGCTGCAACAGAATATTATGCGTATAAAGACAGACAAACATTAAATTTAAGAATAAAAGAACTACAAGATGAAAAAGACTTGTATCGAAGTCGTATGTCTAATAATGACTTAAACAATATGTATGATAACAAAATAAATAGATTAAATGCTAAAGCAGATATATATGATTTACTTGATATAAATATTTCAGACATGATGGACTTATCAAATTTAAATTCTACAAACGCTAAAACAATGAAAAAGATAACAGAATTTTTTTCATCAAACGGCGTTAACGATTTAAAGATAAACAATAAAGTTATTACAAAAGAGCAAGTTCTTTCAAAGATAAAGGGAGACAAAACCAAAATTTTTCAAGAATTAGCTTTAGAGTATCAAGCTTTTCAAAAAGAATACGCAACTAAATATCAAGCTTCTTTAAGTTTTATAAAGGTAAACAACGCAATAATTAAAGACCAAGCTAGTGATTTAACTAATGATAAAATAAAAACTGTTTTGAATAGCCCAGAGTTTTTAGAACAAATATATGAAACATATGCTATGCAAACAGACAAAACCGAATCATACAAACAAGCTCAACAGAGTGGATCTATAATGGATTTTTATGGGTATTTATATAAAAACAAAAATGTGCATGCTTTACCACCAGCTGTTATTAATACAATAGTTGGTGCAGCAAAAAGCAGAAATGTAGATGTTCTTTCAGGATATGCCCCTTTAATACAGTTTATGGGAGAAAATAGCCAATACATGAAAGAAAACGGATTCGACAGCGAACAGTCAGATTTGATAAGCGACTTAGCAGAAGTGCCAAATGCAAGCCCAGATAACTATAGACTTGTTATGGACAAATTTGATTCTGTTAGAAACGATAAAGAGTTAACAGAAATGTATTCATTAGGATTAACTAATGTATTTAATAAAACACAAGGAATAAAGGGTGAGTTTAAAGGTGTAAGTGATTTTAATAATTATTTGAGTAAACAAGTAAATGATCTAAGAGGAATAGGCGATATAAGTGATGATAGTGAAAATGAAAGATTCGGACATTTAGTTGCATTTAAAATAAAAAAGGCAGTAATGGACAGAATAGAAGCTTCAAATAGATTTCCAACAAAAAACAAAGTACAACAATATATATTTGAAGAGGGACAAAATTTAATAAAAGAACAAAATATTGGCAAATCGGTAATAGGGTTTAGCCCTTTGGCTTTAGGGGGTTCATATATAACAGACACAGAAACCTTGATGACTACAACAACTCTTATGGAAAACCCACCAGATAGAATACATTCAGAAGCATTTACTGATGGAGGCTTTGCAGTAACTAAATTTATGAATACTAAAATAAACGGTATGATTAAAACAAAAAAAGAATTTGGTTCAGACGCTGTAACAGAAAGTTTATCAGAACCAAAAGGATATAACCCAGCATTAAGCAGATATAAACTTTATCCATTAGAAAATGAAGACGGAACATTTGATTATCAAGTAATACACATTGGTAAAAATGTTTTTGAACCTACGCTGTTAAGAGATGAAGTCGGAGACCCTCTAATAATTACAGTAGAAGAGTTTGGGAAAATAGCAGAATCATTACAAAACAATGGCAACTAATCAAGACGAAATAAGAAATCAACAGTTTATTGATTCTCAAAAACTAGAGAAAGAAGAAGCTGGTCCATATACTGGTCTTAAATCAAGAGAAGTTACACAAACATATAAAGACTTTGAAACACAAGCAGGTACATTTTCTGAAGATGTTGTAGATGAGTTTTGGTTAAACTGGGTTGGACAATCTATAGAAAATAATTTTATTTATGAATATGAGGGTGCTGAAGAGTTTGATGAAAACTTTAATCCTTTTGCAGATGATTACTTAATGGGTTATGAAAGATATAAAGAAAAATTTATTAATGCCAGAAATGAACAACATGCAGACCATATAAAATCTAAGATTGATAGAAACCAAGACAGAAGAGACAGGTTAAATGCTTCTGAAAGAAACATTATGCCAGCATTAGTAGGTAATTTATTAAACCCAGAAAACTTTGTACCATTAGGTTTGTTTGGAAAAGGCATAACTTTTGGCAGTAGATTTTTAAAAGGTGGTGCTGTATCTGGATTATCAGTAGGAGCTACTGAACCATTTAGAAGACATTATGACCCAACAGCTACTGATGAAGAAACTATGATGTATGTTGGAAGTGCATTTTTGTTTGGTGGTTTGTTTAATGGATTTTTAGGTAGGGCGCCTACAAAATTACAAGATAAAAAAGTAATTAAAGAAACCGTAGATGATAAAGGTGGACCAGATGGATTGATGAATAATATTCATAAAGCACAAAAAGAAACATCTGGAGACAATATTTGGGATGGTAATTTAATAAACGTAGAAAAAGAATTTCCTACAATAAAAGTTGTAAAAGTAAAAGAAAATGAAACTGGCACATTTGTTGACAAAAATGGCGATCATATTGTTACGCCTGACGCAAAAGCTACAAATAAAATAAACGGCAGTTGGATAGATAAACCAGAAACAACAAAAATTAATATAGATAAAACAACATCTAAGGTAAAGCAATACGGAACATCTAATAAAGCTCCAGTTAGAATAGAACAAGTTGATGGCGAAACAATTGCTATTGTTGATACTGGATATATAAAAAAATTAGTAGAAAACAATAAGCACATGTCATCAAATAAAGACACTTTATCACCACATGAAATACCACAAGATATAGCTAGACATCTTAAAAATGAAGATGAAGTAGCTGAATATATGGTAAAAAAAGAAATATATAGAAATACAATAGTAGACGCAAAAAAACCAAAAGAATCATTTTCACAATATGAAAGAAGATTAAATGATGAGGTTTGGAATAATGTAATGAAAGCTCGTACAGCCGATTATAATACATATTATGGTGAGGGCGGTGTTGCAACTTTTCTAGTAAGACAGTTAGATAAATTTTATGACATGGGAAAAGTAGGAAATGCACTACAAAAAATTAGTCCTAGCGTTGGAAACTATTTATCTAAAAATATGCTAGAACTAGTAGGTGATATGGGTGTTGTTTCAAGGGCTGCGAAAGCTGGCATATCTTTAAACTCATCTGTATTTGCTAGAGCAATGACCAGATGGGGTAAAACATACGATGAATGGGTTGTAGGTTTTGATGATTTGTATGTTAAATATGCTACAGGTCAATCTGATTCTACAAAAGTAGGTTCTTTAAATGTTACTGCAAGTAGAATGAGACTAGGATATAACTTAAAACAAATAGTAGACCCATCAGTAGCTCCTGCAAATCATGACTTTGGAGCATTTAGTGAACAAGTTTACAAGGCAGTATCTGATCAAGATTTTTATAAGTCAGTAGATAATCCAGTAATTAGAGAAGCAGCTGACCATACAAGAAAGTTTTTTAAAACATTTGGTGATGAAGCTGAAAACTTAAACATGTTTGCTAGTCAAAAAAATCTAGTAAATGATATTGAAGTTACAGAGGGTTATATAAAACAGATTGCAAAAGCAATAAAAGAAAACAAGCTTTCTAGCGTAGCTATAGAAAGATTAAAAAAATTAGAGGGCAAGTTTAATAAACAATTAGCTAAAGGTAAAAGTCAATTAGAAGACTTAGAAGATGGAGTAATTAGACCGTTTAGCGATGAATTTAAAGAAACATACATTACCAGATATTATAGTTTTGAAAAAATATCTAAAAATTTAGACAAATTTAAACAAAAAATAAAAACTCATATAGAAACAAATCCTGCTATTTATGAAAAAAGATTAGTAAATTATAAAGATACTGACGCACTAGTAGACGAAATAACAGAAAACATTTTACAACAGTCAGCCAGAAACGATGGTGATGGATTAATGGCATTTGGTAGAACAGGTGGTTCTTATAAAGCTGGTGCAAGACCATTGATGGAAAGGTCATTAAGAATAGATAGTAAAGAAATACAAGAATTTTTAGAAACTGATTTACTAGCAATATCAAAAATGTACGCAAATAGAATGGGAACTGCTATAGAAATGACTAGATCATTTGGCGACAGACACATGGATAAATGGTTTAACAAAACAGAAATGGACATATTGCTATCTGGAGATATTAAAAAAACATCTGACATTACTGCTATGAACAAAGCATTAGGTTCTATGAATGCAGCAAAAGAAAAAATGTATGGAACTTATAACAATAAAGACATTACTTCTATAGACAAAACATCAGCACAGTTTTTAAGAAACTGGACATCACTAGCTACAATGGGTCGTGTTGTATTTACTGCACTTGCAGATACTGGTAGACCACTTATGGTACATGGAATAAAAAGAGCGTTTGGTGATACCTTTGAAACAATGACAACTAATAGAAAAGCATGGACACAAATGAAAGCTGACTTTGACGCTTTATATCATGCACATGAATTAGCAAATCAAATGGGAGCAATGGAAAGGTTTACCACTGGTATTGGACCAGTAAGCTCAAACATATTGCAAAGGTCACAAGGAGCTTGGTATTGGGCAAATGGTTTAACCCCTTGGACTTTGAGTATAAAAAGATTTACTGGCATTATTTCGCAAAGACGATTTATGGAAGATATAATAAAATATGTTGATGGTTCAGCAACTAAAGATGAAATTCTTAGACTTAACTCATATAACATTGATTTAAATACTGCAAAATTAATTAAGTCAATGCCTTATCAAAAAGACGGAAAGTACATATTAGCTAATACTAAGGCATGGTCAGGCAAAAAAGGTGGTGGTGAAGCACTAGCTAGATTACGTGTTGCTGTTCAAATGGATGTAGAAAGAACTATTATAACGCCTAGCCCAGCAGACAAACTAAACATGATGTATGGTGTTGTAGACATTCCGTCTGAATCTTTTAAATCTATAGTAAGAAACAATCCTGTATTACAAAAGTTTGGATTTCAAGAACATCAATATGGAACTAAATTTCAAAACGCATTTATGTCTATTCCTTTTCAATTTTTTAGCTGGATGGTTTCTGCTAATAGAAAATTACTAATGTCTGGTGTTACAGGCAGAGATTTTTATTTAATGCAAGGAGCAGTAGGAATGGTTAGTTTTGCTATGTTAGGAGATTACCTAAAACTAGCTTCACAAAATAGAGGAGAAATGTGGTGGGATAAATCGTTAGAAGAAAAAATAATGACTGGCGTGGAAAAGTCTGGGGTACTTGCTATATTTAGCGATGTAAATGGCTGGGTAGAAAATGCTACAGATAACGAGTATGGCATAAGACCATTATTTGGCATGAAAGACCCATATGACCCAGATAACAATAAAATTAGACCACATGATAAATACAGATTATTAATGGGACCAGCTGGTAGCAAATTTTATGATTTGTATGATTCTATAGCTTCAGATGACATGACTGAAAGAAGTGCAAAAAAAGCTATTTATGACCTTTTACCTCTTAATAACTTGTTTTATATAGATGGCACGTTTAAATCCATTTACAATTACAGCACAGACTATTATGATGAGAGATAATTATGACTATATTAACGGCTAAAAATACGCCTAGAGTAACCTACACAGCTTCTGGTAGCCAGACTGCTTTTACTATCCCTTTTGAGTTTTTTAGTACATCTGATATAAAGGTATACAATGGAACAACTTTACTTACTTATGAAGCAACTCCGAGTGCTGCTAACAAGTACAGCATTTCAGGTACGGCTAGTGCAAGCGATAGTGCTTATGAGTTTGGGGCTGGGGGTACTGTTACTTTGGGTGGTAGTGGAGCTACTGCTGGAGACATTATTACTATTATTAGAGATATTTCAATAGAACGTTCTACAGATTTTCCAACAACTGGCTCATTTGATATAACATCACTTAACACAGATTTAGATAAAATATATGCAAAACTAGCTGATATTGATACACATACAGATAGATCAGTTAAATTAGCTGATACTGATAGCATAGTAGCTGACGTTACATTGCCAGCAAAAGCAACTAGAGCGTCTAAAGTTTTATTTTTTGACGCTAATGGCGTACCAGAAACAACTTTATCTTCTACTAATTTAACAACACTAGGTGAAAAAACAACAGAAATAACAACTGTTGCTAACAACATAGCCAACGTAAATACAACAGCTACGAATATTGGAGCAGTAAATACTGTTGCTTCTGACCTAGCAACTGTTGCTGCGATTACATCAGACGTTGTTACTGTAGGTAATATAGGAGCAAATGTAACTACTGTTGCTGGAGTAGCAGCAAACGTTACAACTGTTGCAACAAATATTAGCTCAGTAAATACAGTCGCTGCTGACATAACCAAAGTAGTAGCTGTAGCAAATGATTTAGCTGAAGCAGTATCTGAAATAGAAACTGTAGCTGACGATCTAAACGAAACATCATCAGAGATAGAAGTCGTTGCTGGCTCTATTGCTAATGTAAATGCTGTAGGTAGTGCTATTGCTAATGTTAATACCTCAGCAACTAACATTAACAATATTAACGCAGTCGCAGGACAGATATTATTTACAGAAGATTTGGGAGACTTAGGGGCTATAACAACTGGCTCTGGAAATACAATAAATACTGTAGCGACAGACATTTCAAATGTAAATACAGTAGCTGGAATATCTGGCAATGTAACAACTGTAGCTGGTAACAACGCAAACGTATCTACGGTAGCAGGAATTTCAGCTAATGTAACAACAGTAGCTGGCATTTCATCTAACGTTACAACGGTAGCAGGAATTTCTTCAGCTGTTTCTACTGTTGCAGCCGATGGCTCTGACATAGGAACGGTTGCAGGCGACACAACACATATTCAAGCACTTGGTCCAATATCTGCAAATATAGCTACAGTTGCTGGTATATCTAGTAACGTAACTACAGTAGCAGGAGTATCATCTAATGTTACAACAGTCGCAGGAATATCTAGTGCTGTAAGCACAGTATCTAGTGCTAATGCAAATGTATCAACTGTAGCTGGTGCTATTGCAAATGTTAATACTGTAGGCGCCGCTATAACAAATGTAAACACAGTAGCTTCTAATATATCTGGAGTTAACAGTTTTGCAGAAAGATACAGAGTAGGTTCAAGTGACCCAACATCTAGTTTAGATGAGGGAGATTTAGCATACAATAGCACAGACAATGCTCTTAAATTCTACAATGGTACATCATGGGCTAGTATAAGTGCTGGTCTTACAGATATCGTTGGAGATGTTACACCACAATTAGGTGGTAACTTAGACCTTAATGGTAATAACATTACAGGAACAGGAGGAATTCCAGCAGCGAATTTAACTGGAACACTTCCAGCAATTAATGGTGCTGCTTTAACTGGCATAAACACAGATTTGGTTGATGATACATCACCTCAATTAGGTGGTGCATTAGACGGACAAAATAATAACATGAGTAACATTGGCACAGTCGATGGTACTAACTTACAAATAGACTTCGGAGGTATAACGTAATGGCTAAGAAATTACAATTAAGAGGAGGTTCAACATCCGATCATGGTTCTTTTACAGGAGCTGTTAGAGAGGTTACCGTTGATACTGATTTAAAAACATTAAGAGTACATGATGGCTCTACTGCTGGTGGTACAAGAATAGCAAAACATTCTGAACTTTCATCTTTTATTACTGGTGTAACTGCTGGTACTGGTATAGATGTATCAGGAGTAACTATAAGTGTTGAACCTGATTTAAGAGATGGTATTACTCATATAGGTAGAGATACGAATGATTATATAGAATTTGGCACAACAACAACAAGATTCTTTCTTGATGGTGCTGAAGATATGAGATTAGAAAATGATGGAGATTTACATGTAGAGGGAGATGTTATTGCTTTCTCAACTACAGTATCTGATGTTGCATTAAAATCTGATATACAAATGATACCTAACGCACTAGATAAGATAGATGAAGTGCGAGGTGTTACATTTACAAGACACAATGGACAAAAGTCTGCTGGTATCATTGCACAAGAATTAGAAAAAGTTTTACCAGAGGCTGTAAGAGAAAAAGAACTTAAACTTGTAGATGGCAAAAAATATAAAACAGTAGAGTATGACGCAATTCATGGACTTTTAATTAACTGTATAAAAGAGTTAAAAGATCAAATTAAGGAATTGAAAGATGGCTTTACAAAGTAGTGGTCAAATAAAACTAAGTGAGATAGCTACAGAATTTGGTGGCTCTGCACCTCATTCTTTATCAGAGTATTACGATAAAGGTAATGCACCAGCTAGTGGAGAGATTCAATTAGCAGCAGACTTTTATGGTACAGCTAATGGTCTTTCTCTTAATACCACTATAACATTTGGTGAACAAACAACTAAATTGTTTAGATTTAATCGTGGGTTTATAAGTAGCTCAGGAAGAACTGTTGGAACATTAAATGATGTAGGACCAAATCCAGATAGTACATTAAATCCCGGTCCAACTAATACAACAGCAATAGGAAGTCTTGCTAGTACAAATGCTGGTTTAGCAACTGTTGAAGCAATTTATACCAGACATGGTAATGGTGTAACTACAAGTATACAATTTGAGATTAGTGCTTCGACAACTGCTTGGACAAATATCAAAGTAACGCATAGTGGAACTACATTTACATATAATAGAGGAAATATGACTACAAGCGATAATCAACTATTTACTATAAACACAACAACTGGCGCACCTTTTCCAAGCAGTGGGACTGGAACTTTTCAAATTAACATATAGGATAAATAATGGCATATACATTTACAGAAATAGTATTTACATCAGGGACTACATTTGATTCCCTTTATGCAGATAGCCTTGAAGATTTAGAAAGTGGAACTTGTATTTTTCCAAATACACATAATTCTGAAAATAAAAAAGATACATTAATAAATGTACTATGCAATCAAGAACATGAAAATATGAAAAGTATTGAAGTAGCTAAAGATGGCGTAGTATGTATGTGGCTACAATGTTATTTTTTATACAATACTCTTTTATGGAAACATGGATTAGTAGGAAAAATAAATAATAGTAAATCATGGACATGGACTAATGAGTTCCATCAAGCAAATAAAGATTGGATTCAATCAATAGGTGGTACTAAATTTGCATTAGAATGTATAAAAGGAGGTAGAATAGATACTTATTTTACAAAAGGAACTACTGACGGAATGTGTCTAGGTACTCTTACTACAAAAGATTTAGAAGATGATGTTCAAGATACATACATAACAACGACACAACCTATTTTAAAAAGAATGACATGGGAATACTGATGTGGGACTTACAATATTATATCTAGTTTATTTTTTACTAGCACTTTATTCTTTTATAAAACTATCTTGGTTACAACTTTTATACACATACATACTCTTTTACTTTTTACTAGAATTTACTATGAGTTTGTTTATACACAGATGGGCTACACATAATCTATGGAATCCACCAGTATGGTTTCAAAACATAATGAGTGTAGTATCTATGACTGCATTAATTGGAACACCAATATCGTATAGTGCGTGGCATAGAAACCACCATAAACACTCAGACACAGATAAAGACCCTCATAGTCCTAAGCACAAAAACTGGTTCAATATTATATTTAGAACACATGAACAAGAATATAATATTAAACTTGTTACAGATAGACTAAGAAATAAATGGCAATTATTTTTAACTAAATATGAAACAACGTTGGTTTACGTGTTTAATGCTATTCTTTTCTTAGTCCTGCCAACTGCATGGTTTCTTACATGGGCTACTGCTGTAGCTATGACTACGTTCTGGGTAATGCTAGTTACAGGTATTATGTGCCACACAGACAAGGTAAGGGATGTACCTTACATGTATCCCTTTGCATTTTCTGAATCATTTCATAAACAACATCACATCGAACCACAACTTAAACATTGTAAGTTTGACCCATATGTCTGGTTAATTAAAAGATTAGGTTGGGCATGAATCACGCTATTAAGATACAACTACTAGCACTTACCAATGTATTAATATCTATTTGGGCGTGTATTACATATCCTGAGTACATAATCTATGGGTTAATTGGATGGGCATTTGTAAATATATTCTCAACTAACATAGCTATACATAGATATATGAGCCATAGATCATTTGAAACTACACCAATTAAAGCTAAGATACTTAAATATCTTACAGTCATATCAGCATTTGGAAGTCCACTATCATGGACAGCACAACACAGATATCATCATAAATACTCTGGACATCCTACAGATGACAACCAATCACCTGCAAGAATAGGTTATCTAAGAGCGTGGCTTACATTATATGATCATATAACTGTACCCAAAGTCATGGTCAAAGACATACTTAAAGACAAAGATTATATGTTTATCACTAGGAATTATTGGGCTTTACTGTTTACATATGTATTAATTTTGTACACAATTAATCCTATGTTAGGACTATTTTTATTTTCATTTCCATGTGCATGTATTTATGTAGTAGCTGGAGCATTTGGTGTTATACCTCATAGCAAACATTTTGGATATAAAGTAGTAGAATCTAAACCAAATTGCACAGCAGTCAACAGTCCATTGACATCATTAATTAGCTGGGGTGAGGGTTGGCATAACTATCATCATACTAAGTCAAAGGACTATAGACATGGACACAAATGGTGGGAGCTAGATCCTCCTGCATTTTTTATAGAAAGGATTTTTAAATGAAACAGGTTACAAACACACAGATAATGGCTCAGTTGCACCAGATGGATAAAAGAATTATAAAGCTAGAAGAAAGAATGAACAAAGGTGTAGGAGCTGTATCAGTTCTTGCATGGCTTGGAGGAATAGCTGCCGTAGTAGGTAGTTATTTTTATAAATCATGATACCTATGGAGCTACTCAGCATGCTAGCTAGCACAATCCTAGGCGGTGTGTTATCTATCATGGCTCAAAAATCTCAAGCAGAAGCTGATAAACAAAAGATGTTTATGCAACGGGCAGAATTTTCAGCTAAACAAATTGACAAAGCTAGAAATGTTACAGATCAATTTACAAAAAATACCAGACGCTGGATAGCCCTAATAGCTGTAGTATCTATATTAGTGATACCTAAACTAGCACCATTTATAAATCCTGACTTAACAATTTATGTTGGTTATACAGAAGAAGTTATGCAAGGTTGGTGGATATTTGCGTCAAGCACAGACATGACACAATGGAAACCAATGACAGGCGCATTAGTAATTACACCATTAGACACTCATGTCGTCTCATCAATTATCGGTTTATACTTCGGCGGAAGTTTGGTACGTAAATGAAAAAATGGATACATCAAAAATAAAACCTGCTTTAATTATAGTCGCTATACTTATTTTATTACTAGGTATAGAATCCAGTCTTAGTGATGTTACTTCCTCTGGGGCTACTACCAATTCTCAAACCTCGACTTCTGGAAGTCAAACTGCAATCACTGGAGGGTACAATTCAGATGTTACAACGAACTATTCAAGTGGAAGTTCTAATACCACAAACAACACAACCAGCAATTCTACAAGCAACGAAGCAAAATCCAATCCAGTATCTATGTCGTCGGCACCGTCAATGAGTTCCTATGGTCAGGATAGTTGCCTTATACCTCTTTCTGGTGGTGTAAGTGTGATGACTATTTCTGCTACAGCTGGGTCCTATATTGTGGATAAAAATTGTGAACGTCGCAAGGCTACTTCTGTATTAGCAAAACTTGGAATGAAAGTCGCTGCCATATCATTGATGTGCCAAGATGAAAACGTTTGGAATGCTATGAAATCTGCTGGTTCAGTCTGCCCAATTGACGGACTTATTTCTGAACAAGCAGAAAAACGCTGGGAAGAAGTAGGTGGATTCCATAGAACAAAAGAATATGCACACAAAGGAAGTTCAAGCAAAGAAACTAATGACAAGGTAGAACAATACAGAAAATATAAAGAGAGTTTAAATGAAGACCATAGCAATCATAATCATGACTAGCTTTATTGTTTCATGTGCAAGTAAAACTATAGAGTTAAGACCTATACAAATATATGGTAGTAACGAACAAAGCGTACCAACACCAGTATACGAGTAATGGATTTAGATAGATTAAATATTTTTCTTTTAGTAATGCTAATTGTTAGCACGTTAGCTAATGCAGAAACTACAAATAATTTATTACCACAACAGTTTTTTAATAATAACTCTAACCACAATGAGTGGACATGTAATGACCCATCTCATAATCATGGCAATAGTATTGTCGCAGCACATCATGGTGACAGCATTGAAAGAGATGTAAGTTTATCTGAGTATTTAACTGAAGATCAAATACAATATGGTTGGTCATCTACACTAGGCGCAGACATCTGGCATTGGAATAACTTATCTAGTGAAACAGACATGATTCAAACCATTACAGCTAGTGACGGTACAGTTACAACACAAAAAAGAACAGTAGCGTTTAGCCAAATCACGCCCTATCAAACGTATACATCTACCTACATAGAGGGTATGAACGTAAATACAAATTATAACATTAACGTCAAGTTTGACTTTAGAGAAAGTTCACAGTCGCAATATCATAGAGCAGTAGATTTAAAAAACCCTACCCTTGTTATAGACTATGAACCTAATCCTATATTTTTAAGCACAGCACAAGAGACAGATATAGCTACGGCAGTAGAGTTTGTAGAAGAAGCTACTGATATAGAGTTAATAGAATTTGAGCCAGATGAATACAGCTTTGAGCTATATGAAACTCCTGAAATAATTTTAACAGCTATTGAAGAAATATATATTGAACCATTAGCAACAGTAGAAGAAATTAATACAGGCGTTATAGATGTTTTTAATGTACCACTACCAACAGAACAATTTGATACAGAAATAGAAATGGAGATAGCATATGACAGTCAAGAGAACTTCTCGGAAATCACAACAGAAATCCAAATCGACGAAACGTTTATTGAAACAAGAGAAAACCTTGAAGCTCAAACAACCCTTATCGAAGACTACTTCTCAGAAGAAGTCGCCAGTAATGAAACAATCATTGAGCCAGAACCAGAAGAAATTGTTGAACGACCAACAGAAAACGAAACCACAATTGTCAACGACGACACCACTTCCGTTGTTGAAGAAGTTTCAAATGAAGATCAAAATTCATCTGGACAACCTGAAGCAGAAACTCTTATCGTATCTGAAGAAATAGATAGTGAACGTAATGAAGTTGACGGAGAAAGAGAAGCAACAGCAGATAGAGATTCAGATGTTGGAAATGAAACTACTGCTGGAGCAGAAGAAAATATCGAAAGCGGAAATCAAGAGGTGGAAGAAAGCAGGAATGAAACAGTTTCTGGAGGAAGTAATAGAGTTGTTACGATAGAAGAAATAAGAAAAAAGGTAAACGAAACAATAAAAAGGGTTGACCAAAGGTTAGTTGCTACGTCAATTATTGTGGCAAAAACTATGCAAACTAACCACGACCTTGACAATTACTCTAATGTAAACAAGAATATATTTAGTGAACAATTGCAAATAGACGGTGGAGAATACTTTGAAACCAGAAACTATATTGATACTAGAGATATATATGCAGACATTTCTTATGGCGATCAAGACGTCGTACAGAGATATCAAGAGAAAGTTCAAGAAGCTACTGACGAAAGGATAAGAGCCGAAGAACATTTAAGGAGAATACGTGGATATTAAAACTATAGCTACTGGCATAGGATTGGTGATTACGATAGCTGGGCTGTTCGTTTACCAAGGGCAATTAATAACAAGACTTGATGTAGTTGAATCACGGTCTGCGCCGGACATCAAACCTCTGGAACAGGATATAGCTATCAACAAAGCAGAAATAGCAGTATTGAAAGCTAAAGTAGATGAGATTAAAGCTAGGTCAGACAACCCTTTAAGATAATATTTGATTATTACTTTTCAAAAATAGTCCAGTCAACGACGTCGCCTGTCTCTTGCTCATACCATTTCAATAGTTCTAATTCAGAGCAAAACATCTTTTCAAAACTACGCCTACCCATACCATGGAAACCTGTATTACCCCTATGATGTTCGGTACATAGTGGTATACATTTTACATTACGCTGAGACATGCCCATAGAAGCCCTTAAATGGTGTATTTCTGTCCTTGTTTTCTGCGTTAGACTATAACGCCTACAGACTACACAACCATACTCTGATTGGCGTCTGTAAACGTTTTGCATTTCTTTCTTTTTATTCAACTTTTTCTAGATTTCTTACACTAAAGTCTTTGTTCTTTGTTAGAAAACCATAATGACACAATCTTTCTATAACAATTTGTGCCTGACTTCTGTATCTAAAATCCATATGTTTGGCTACTTCAAGTACTGTTGGACTAAAGCCGTGCTTGTCAATGTATTCATTAACAAATAGCAATACTTTGTTTTGATTTTCCGTAAGCCATTTTCCATTAATTTCTATCATTAGAACGGTGGCTCCTCTCCATTAAATACTTCATTGATACTTTCAGTAACTTGTTTGACTTCTTTAGTTTGATCTTTTGGACCAAAATCTATTTCAATTACTTTGACAGTCAATACGTTATTACCCTCTTTGTCTTGCCAGATACTAGGTGTTCCGTCTATTACAAGTTTCTTACCTTTGTTAGATTCGCCCTCCAAATAGGGTCTGATTCTATCAAGTCTATTACCTTGTTTGTTGTCCCACATTTGACAATTAAACCATGAGGGTTTCTCTTCTTTAGCACTACTGTCCCATTGATTGACTGCAATACTAAACTTTAGATAACCAGTACCTGATTTAGTTTCTTTAAACTCGGCACCTTTGCCCATGTTTCCACTTAATATTATTTTAGCGTAGCTCATTTACTTTCCTCCTTTTCTACTACATTTAATACAACATGTTTAAAGCATTCATCTTTCAATTTTGTCAATAAACAATCAATTAAATTATCTGTGTTTACATAATGATTATCGTATACTTCTACATCATCAACGAATACATGATATGAAGTTTTACTTTCTAGATGAACAATAGTTAACATTGGTTCGTTGTCCCATTCAGTCTCTAACCTTTCTAATTCTTCTACATAAACTGTATCGTATGTAAAGTGTGCGTCTACAATAGCCCAATCTTCATCTCTGTATTTAAAGCTTATTAGATATGATTGGTTTTTATAGTTACTGTCTTCCATTGTTATGCTTTCGCTTATCTTCATTTTTTCTCCTGTTGTTTGATTAGTTTTTCTTTTCTTTCTTCTGCAATTTTTATATAGTGATCAACTTCTGCTTGACCTAAATATTTGCAAAACCATATTTTTTGTTGTCCGTCATTGCTAAATTTCATGAACTCTTTATCGCTCATAACTTCCGTAGCAGTAAGTACACTCATCAGACCAAGAGGAAACTCATCTCTCCAGAGAGCATGGTCTTTATCTTCTATTCCATTAATTTCATCTCCAGAAGCATACTCTCCGCCAGCTAACCCCATAGAAGCTAACGCTCTACCTATTGCTGATGTCTCGCAGTTTTCCAAAGCTGATAATTTATTTACTGGTCCGTTGTTTTTATGCTCATATGCAAGTCCACTACCTACAATTCTGCCCTCTGAATCTTTGACATAACAACCAACGGCTACAATATTGTCGACAGTTAGTTCTGGAATTACTCTGGTTTCAATACCATATTCCCAACCAAATGCTTTTCTGAATGTTAATACTCTATCAACAACCATAGAATAGTTCTTTCCACGGAAGTCAACGCCACTCTTTTTTCTTACTATATCTACTTCATTTATCAATTGATTGACTTGTTCAAGTGTGATATTTTCAATATTTTGATTACTCATATTATTATACTCCTAACATTTATTTATCAATAGTTATCACTATTGAGTTTCTTTTGTTTCTAGTAGCTGATATACCATGACCAGTTACTTTCCTTACATCGTTTTCAATCATAGACTTTAGCTCATCATTGAGTTCTTTTGTTTTTCTGTACTCTGGTGTGCTAAGTTCTACTTCTTTTACACGCTGTTTACATTTCTTATATTCTTTAGCTACTGATTCCCATTGTTTATTTTCTGTATAGTCAATAGTTCTCATGCCATTTAATATAATATTTTTTGGTGTCTTGTCATCAAAGATATCAAACCCTGTTGGGTCTTCATTTTTTTCTACGTAGTACCAAAAAGCTTTTTCTCTTTTGTAAAGCTCATTACAAAATGCAGTATCAATATCTACTGTCATTGATTCATGTTTTGCATTACCAAAGATTACACTTAATATCATGTAGTCAATCTTCTTTGTAGCTAATGGGTGTGTACCATTGTCTACTGTATGATTAAATAACATCATGTAGTGATTCAGTTGTGCATGATATTGTTCTGCAATAGAATAAATATCACGCCTATCATGAGTATGTTTACACTCAACAGGTATTCCGCCAGATGTTATAGCGTCCATTTGCCCAGTCATAAACTCATGTTGTGGAAGATCAATTGATTGTTTGTATGTAACTCCTAAATCATGTGCCATAAAATCTAGGTTTAGTTTTTCTGTAGCGATACCAATCTGTACTGGTACAACCCATGACAAATCTTCAGGTTCAGCTATGCCACGTTTGATTCTGTTTAAGTCAAGCCAGTCGCCATTATAAATTTTGTTAGCGTCTGACCCACCTATGCCTTTTGTTCTATCCATTGTTATACTCCTTTAAATATTTATTTACTGGAAACCCATTGACCAGATGATTCTCATATGTGCAGACAATCTGCAATTTAGATATGTACCATGAGCTATGTTGTTTGTGTATTGGTTCACACTTTTGTACGAACTCGCTTGGTATAGGTAACCTTGCATATTTATAATTAGCTACAACATCTCTCATAACATCAGACATAATAAAGTTTGGATATTTATTTAAGACTTCGAAGTACATATGCAATCCTAAATCCGTAGGTATCTTTACTTGAAATGTTTCAGCTACAGTCTGTAAACACAAAGCAATATGTCCGTCTGATTTATCAGTCAACAGTTTTTTCATTTCATGAAACACTTTTGATATGTTTGTGTTGTATTCTAATTTTATTATGCTCCTCTTCTGTATTTGTTTTTCCATTTCTTTGGTCAATGATTCCAGACATACGGTTTCTTTGTTCCGAAACAGTTTCGGTATTGATTCTAGTATTTCTTTCTCTATTCCATTTTGCATTCTGTCTGCACCACGCTCTGAATTTGACATTCCAGTTAGCGTAAGCTCCTCCAGTTGAGAGGTAATAGTCTTTAAATTGTTCGACTTCATGTTCAATTTCTATCTCCTGTCCGAATCTATCTTCGCACTCTTGTTTTATTCTGTCGGTTGGTTGCCAATCTTCCGTCATAATTACTCTATCAATTTTCATATTTGCTCCAGATGTACACCCACGTATGTCAGTACATGGGTATATAACATCTCGTTATTTCTATACACCCTGTATAGAATTCATTAAAGATAGATAAGCTTTTGTAACTTAAGGCTAGCGACTAATAAAAGTCTGACACTTTTTACGGTACCACCTATCTATCCCCTGTCTAAGAACATAGCCATATAAACTTAGACAATTCATTAAGGATAGATAAGATATCGATACCACGTTCATCCTATCTATCCCATACTCATGTCCATTATATCCCCATGAGTAATTCATTAAGGATAGATACAAGGTACGAACAGCTCGACTTAGATTTCAATAATCCTTTGCAAGACACATTCAGTATTAATATCTATCCCAACATGCTGAGTAACAGTACCTTACTCCTCAGACTTACAGTTCGTATGTTCTGTATACCTCCACGTAGTTTTCATAAACTTCTATATCAGCAGTAAAGTCATAGCCGTCAGCAAGACTATTACGTGTCTCAAAAAATTTAGGTTTGTTTCTGTACTGCATATACATTCTACCATAGTACGCTTTGTAGTTGTTGTTTAATTTGAATATATCTCCAACAGTATCTTCATCTCTATGCCACCTGATGATACTCAGAATATCCTCAATGGAATATCTGTTACGTTTTTTAGCAGATTCATCAGCGTACCTGACAATCAAAGCAAATACTTTTGGATTGTTCTTGTGAAAATTAGCAAAGTCATTTGGTTTAACCAACTGATCTATTTTTTTATTTTCCATTTCACCTATTAACATGTTCTTAAGTCTACCCATTTTTATCTTTCCTCGTGATGTTGTTCCATTAAATAATCAGATACGCATATAGCTTTCGACAATCTTTTCTTTATTGTTCCAAGATGTTTATACTTATCAACCCATTTATACACAACGTACAAAGTGTGTGCGTCCAACGAACCGTATTCCAATATTGTTTCTTTCTTCATAATCACTCCTATATTAATAATAAATCTTGTTGTCCAGATGTTTCTACTTTGTCGTAGTTCTTATGCCAATCACATTCTTTAGGTATCCTATCTTTCATAATCTCTATGTTATGAATAGATAATTTCTTAATCATGTATCCGTGCATATACTCTACACGCTCTGGCAAATCCAATGGTATAGATGTAATGACATTACTTTTATACCCTGTCTCAGTTATGTCGACAATAGGAATAGGATTATTAATATCCCTATTGTCTTCATGAGGATTTGTAGAATGAAATGCAGTCCAAAGAAAATAGTTTTGTTCTCTTCTAAATTCAGCATACCTCTTACTTCCAAAGTCAATCCTGTCTGCTGGTTGTCCAGACGCACCAGTATAATATCTAGTGTCGCCGTCGTAACATGCGTCAAACCTGTAAGTCTGCCAAACTTTTTGCCCTCTATAAATTTCTAAGAATGTACCTTTCAAGTATTTCATTTTCATTCTTCGTCACCTCTATCCAATGTATTAGTATCAGGGTTAAAATATCTTACACTCGTATAGCCAGTCTTCAGGGAATCACATGTGATTTTATATCTGCCTTTGTCCAGAGCATGTACTCTAAAGTCTTTTAACCTTTGTCCAAAGAATCGCATAGTTGCTTTGCTAAAATAGTAAGGCGATGAATCCATTGTTAATCTTTTTATTTCGTATATCGTTGGTCTTCTCATTTTGTTTACCTCAAAAATATATTAAGAATGTTATTGTCAAAGCTATCAACAAACTCATAACCCAGAACCCAACGAATTCATATTCGCCAATTGACCATAGGGTATAGATATAGATAGCTAGCCCAGTGACTAAAGCACAAAAACAAAATGCACCTAAGCCAATGTACATGCACACAATTTGGTCTGTCATTTTTTTGCCTCTATTGGTTTGTCTCTCATCTGATATCTAGATTGATTTTTCATCATTCCACTAACAAAATTCAAAACATCTGGAATGTTTTTCACATCAACTATTATGCCGCCGTCAATAAATTTGCCGTCTAGATATACATCAAAATCTGTGCCAGATGATTGAGTACTTTCACGCATTACAATTTCAATTATTGTTTCTTCACTCATATATTCTTTCATGTCTTTCTCCTGTCGCGATCGCGGAGAACTTTGTTCCTCGCGTCCGCGACTTTTTTTATTTAGTGTTGTGTCCTGGAATGTTCTGTTATTCCATTAAGCAAAGCAAAGCTTGGAACTAATGCTTCATCATCTCCCAATTCAACTTCGACAAATTGACCAGATAAGATTCTTTTTTCAATTTCTTTACCGTTCAATTGAAGCCAATAATTTCTATGCTTCGCCGTTGTTACTGAATTTTTCCAAAGCTTTGCACCCCTGAATATTGAACTATTCAACATCACTACATTGCTTTCTGTATTCCAGACACCAATAACTCGGTTGTATGATAAGAGCGTTTGATTCTCATTAAATGTCACAATGTGACTATTTAAACCGATTCGCTCAACGCTCACGTTTGGTAACTTTTCCATATTATATTCCTCATATTATTTTAATTAGATATCTGGACACATCTGCCCAGATACCATAATTTATTATACTACAGATTGAACTATAGTACATGTATTTAAGCTAAAGATACGTTGTCATAATCACGTACTTGACCATATACTGGACGCTTAGTCTGAACTTTTTCTTTCAGTCTAGGTGCTGTCCAAGTCTCGCCAGTCAATTCTAGATAAGCATTGGATAGTTTATTCAATGTCATCTCATGATTGCTTATAGATATCTTGTAATATCCAGAACGCTCATCCAACATCTGGACTAAACCGTCATCTCTTTCTGCTTTCTCTTTAGCATTCTCTTCTTTCAAGTCAGCTAGTACATTAGATTGAGCTTTCTCTATTTTGAGTTTGGCAAAGTAGAACAATCTTGCTTGAGCGTCAATGAAGTACTTCATCGGATTATTCTCAGGCTTCGATGAGCTAGGTGGCAAAATCTTTTCAGCATTGCCTATGTGTGTAGAGAGTATTTTCTCTACTGTGTTGTTAATGTTTGTCATTATTATTTTCCTGCCAGATCGCTGGCGTTTTGTTAAGTGAGACCGAAATACGTACAAAGTCAGTGCCGTGGCAAGTTTAGGCTCGGTCGGTTTGGAGGAACTTGACACGGCGGAACTTATGAACGTACGGTTCTCTGACTTAACGAGACGCATAGCGACTGGCATAATCATCTGGACAAAATTAATAATACAGTAGATAAAATACGCATGACTACACCTAAGCATGAACATGCTTATATCAACTATCGCGCTTCGCTTGATTCCACGAAATTCGCTGACGCTAGAATTTCTGCGGTGGACTAATAAAAACGAATAGAATAATATACTGAATATGAAGACAGTCACAAGAGAGATTACACCTAGAGCAAAGAAGTTGGTGGATATACTAGTATCACAAGGTTGCAGTATTACAGAAGCTTCTAAGTTGGCAGGATATAAGGGAAACAGTGCAAGGGTAACAGCTCACAAAATGCTACAAAGTCCAAAGGTACAGGAATATTATCTGGTACAGCTGAGACGTAAGATAGCATTGGGTGGGACTAAGGCACTGCATAAGATAGAATCACTTAGTGCGAATGCTAGAAGTGAATACGTACAGCTAGAAGCAAGTAAAGATATACTGGATAGAGCAGGATTCAAAGCACCAGACAAACATCAACATCTGGTATCAGGGGAACTGTCTATCAATATCGACCTGTCTTAGAATTAGCGTACTGCGTACACTCATCTATACTCGGACTTATGTGTCCTCGATTCTCGATAGCATGTGCATTCGCACATTAGATTGACACGGACTGGTTTCAGACCGCACCTAGTCATGAGAATAATAGTACTGTCTGTGCCTTGTGGGACTAGGGGGGTCTTAAAAACCAGCCGTGACTACTTATATAACCACCTCTACACACAATATTTCCTTTCAAGGTTCGTTATGATATATTGGGTCTATGGCTAAACTATGTGCAAAGGGCAAAGCTGCTGCGAAAAGGAAATTCAAAGTATATCCGTCTGCTTATGCGAATATGTATGCAGCTGGTATTTGCTCTGGTAGAATCAAACCGAAAGGTAAAAAGAGTGGCAAAAAAAGGTCTTAAACAATGGGTAAAAGATAAGTGGGTTGACATTGCTAACCCTCGTTCTGACGGTTCATTTCCACCTTGTGGCAGGTCAAAGGGCGAGAAAAGATCAAAGTATCCAAAATGCGTACCTATAGCTAAAGCTAGAAGCATGTCAGCTTCCAAGCGCAGAGGTGCTGTAAAGCGTAAACAAGCCAAATCCAACAAGGGACCTAAACCCTCATATGCTAAGACATGATTGAAAGAGCAGGTGAAAAATTTTCTGGCTACAATAAGCCAAAACGTTCCAGAACCAAAACTAAAAAATTTGCTGTACTCGCCAAGGTAGGCAGTAAGATTAGATTGATTAGGTTTGGTGACGCTAATATGACAATAAAAAAAGATCAACCAGCACGTAGAAAATCATTTAGAGCAAGGCATAAGTGTGCTACTGCTAAAGATAAACTAACAGCAAGATATTGGAGTTGTAAAAAATGGTAGACATCAAATACATCAATAGAAAAATAAAACAACAAGAAATGGACAAGAGGATTGAAAAGTACAAAGAAGACCTTAAAAAGAAGAAACAACAGTCATCTAGTACCAATACTCATGATTCAAAATAAACAGCGATTTTACCCTATTTAAGGGCTTTATATGAGATGTTAAGAATTCAACGACAAGTAGCAGTTAAGAGGAGGAGAGATGAGCTTAGAAAAGAACAAAAAAAGAGCAAAAGCAATAGAAAAAAATCTAGCAAAAGAAAAGCGTGAGTACAGAAACACCAGAATGAAACAATGTTTGGAGGTTAAAATGCTCAAAGGACATTCACTAGAACAAGCTACCAAGCTATGTTCAGGACTAATTGATAGCTAATGGCTTATCATTCCATAGAAAAATTAAGAAAATATAACCATGGTGCTTTAAAAAAATTGCGAATTGCAGTTAAATTAACTCATATGAAAGACCTACCTAAAGAGGGATTGACAGATAGAGAGTGTGATAGGGTATTAGAAGCCTTGAATCCAGTCACATTAGAGAAGCTTTACAAACTAGCAGTAGACCATGACATCGTTAACCTATAAGCCAGACGGCGACGTAATCAAACAATTTATGAAAGACACGTCTTTTTTTCGTGGGCTTCGTGGACCAGTAGGTAGTGGTAAATCAGTCTCTTGTTGTATTGAAATATTGAGACGTGCCTTAGAACAAAAGCCATCGGAAGATGGAATCAAAAGATCAAGATGGGCTGTGATAAGAAATACCAACCCACAACTGAAAACAACTACAATAAAAACGTGGCTTGATTGGTTTCCTGAAGAAACATGGGGCAAGTTTACATGGTCAGTACCCTATACTCATAAAATAAAAAAAGGCGATTTAGAATTGGAAGTTATTTTTTTAGCCCTTGATAGACCAGAAGATGTCAAGAAACTACTATCATTGGAGCTAACAGGTGTATGGATTAATGAAGCAAGAGAGATACCTAAGTCAATTGTTGACGCATGTACCATGAGGGTTGGAAGATATCCTAGTATGCGTGACGGTGGTCCCACATGGTATGGCGTTATATGTGATACCAACCCACCAGATACAGACCATTGGTGGTCAATCCTCGCAGGTGAAACTGTTATCCCAGATTATATAACCAAGCAAGAAGCTAAGATGTTAGTGAAGCCTGATAACTGGAGATTTTTTAATCAACCCCCAGCTATGTTAGAGCAGTACGATGATAGAGGTGAATTGAACACCTATAACGACAATACTAACAAAGAAAACGGAAAGAATCTAACTAAGAATTATTATGAAAATATTATACGTGGTAAGACCAAATCATGGATTGATGTCTATGTTTTAAACAAATTAGGTCAAGTAGAAGATGGGAAACCTGTATATGAAATGTTTAATAGAGATGTGCATGTAGCTAAAAGCGATATAGCTATAGTGCCACAAGCTCCAGTTTACGTAGGCATAGACTTTGGATTAACCCCAGCATGTGTCTTTGGACAGAAACTTAGAGGTAGATGGCTTATCATTGATGAGCTTGTAGCAGAGGATATGGGTATATTACGCTTCAGCGATCTAATGAAATCTAAAATGGCAGAGTATTTACCTAGAGATTTTACAATATTTGGCGACCCAGCAGGTGACCATAGGGCGCAGACAGACGAATCTACACCATTTCAGATACTAAAAGGCAGAGGAATTATGGCAAGACCAACTCATTCCAACGATGTTTCATTGCGTTTGGAAAGTGTCAATGCTACATTACAGAGAATGATTGATGGCGAAAGTGGTTTATTAATAGACCCTAAGTGCGTTAACATTATAAAAGGTTTTGATGGAGGTTATCATTACAGACGTATGCAAGTATCAGGAGAAAGATACGATGAAAAACCTAACAAGAATAGGTTTTCGCATATACATGACGCATTACAGTACATGTTGCTAGGTGCTGGAGAGGGAAGAAGCTTGACAGTAGGTCAATCTAATTCAAGACCAGTAGTAGCTAAAAGAAACTTTAATGTGTTCGATTTGAAATCAAAATCAATTTATGAAAGGAGAAAATAGAAATGTGTGGAAATCCATTTAGTAGCCCAAGTATTCCTACACCACCCCCACCTCCACCAGAGGATGAGAGTGCAAGAGACGCTCGTAAAAGAATGCGAGAAGACGAGCAGAAAGAAACGGCTGAGAAAAAACGTGATGATTTAGAAAATAGAATCGCCGCTTTGTATGGGACAACAGGCAGAAGATCGCTCTTAACTGGTAGAACAGGGGGACAGGGTTTTAAAGTTGGCTCTGAACTTATGAGTAATCGTACACTAGGAGCATAATTTGGCTGTAATAGACACCTACGCTCCTAGTATTAGCCAACATGATAGTCCTGTTAATGCTTTATTGAAGCGTTATGAATCTGCAAAAGCAGTAAAAGACCAATGGAAAGGCACGTTTGAAGAGTGCTATGAGTTTGCTTTACCACAAAAAGAATCATTTTATGATGAAACACAGGGTAGAAGACGCACAGATAGAATCTTTGATGAGACAGCAGTCGTTGGAATCCAAGAGTTTGCTTCAAGATTACAGTCAGGAATTGTACCAAACTTCAGTAGATGGGCAGAATTCAGGGCTGGTAATGAAATTCCAAAGGAAGATAAAAAAGAAGTAGACCTGTTACTAGATGAAGTAACTGAATATGTATTTGAGTTATTGCAAAACTCTAACTTCTCACAAGAAGTACATGAATCATTTTTAGACATAGCATTAGGCACAGCAGTGCTTTTAGTAGAAGAGGGAGACGCAGTTAACCCTATAGTTTTCAAAAGTATTCCATTACCACAGGTTTATTTGTCATCTGGATATGATGATAAGGTCGATCATGTGTTTAGAGAAAGACAAATTAGAGCAAAAGATATGTTAATTGCTTACCCAGATGGACAACTTAGCGACGATATGAAGCGTGATATGATAGAAAATCCTGAAAAAATGTGTGAAATCATAGAGGTTGTATACAAAAATCATGCCAATACAAAGGATGATGAGTACCATTATTGTGCTATTTCACCAGAACATGAGCATAAAATATACGAAGAAGTCTATAAAGGGCTAGGTGCTAACCCATTTATTGTATACAGATGGTCTAAAAGTAGCGGAGAAACCTATGGTCGTGGACCATTGATGAATGCTTTACCTGCTATTAAGACTGCAAATCTACTTATTGAAATGGTTTTAGAAAATGCACAGATGTCTATATCTGGCATGTATCAAGTTGAAGATGACGGCGTAGTTAACGTAGATAATATCTCATTAATTCCCGGAACAATAATTCCTAAAGCTGCTGGGTCGTCTGGACTACAGCCAATACCACAAGCTGGAAACTTTAATGTTAGTGACTTAGTTTTAAAAGACCAAAGAAACAATATTAAAAAAGCCTTATATAATGATATGTTGGGAATGCCTAATCAGTCTACACCAATGTCTGCAACAGAAGTAGCAGAAAGACAAGCTGATTTATCACGTCAAATTGGTGCAGCATTCGGAAGATTACAAGCAGAATTAGTAACACCAGTATTACAAAGAGTAGTTTATATCCTTAAAAAACAAGGAAGAATTAAAATACCTAAAGTAAACGGTAGAGAAATAAAAGTAACTTCATCAAGCCCACTAGCACAGGCACAATACCAACAAGATGTAGCTACAGTAGACAGATTTTTAGCAATGATACAAGGCAGAGTAGGTCCAGAACTTACAAATTTGATAGTAGATCAAATGAAAGTAGCTAAGTATGTAGCTAAAAAACTAGGGGTGCCAGAAGAATTGGTGCGTTCTGAAGAGGAAATGCAAGCCGCAGCTCAACAAATGCAACAAATGATGGCTCAACAACAACAATCAACTGAACCACAAGGAGAATAATTATGCCAATGGGTAAAGGAACTTATGGAAGTAAGGTTGGTCGTCCACCAATGAAAAAGAAAAAGGACAGTATGAAGAAGAAAAAAAAGAAAAAGTGAGGTCTTTATGACAGAGAACAAGCCCAATAAACTTATTGGATTAGACGGCATGACCAGACAATCTAAAGATGAGGAGAACTTAAATACTTTGTGTTTTGGTGTATTCAACACCGTATCAGGAAAAGAAATCTTAAAGTACTTGAAATCCTTAACGTTAGACGCAGTAGCTGGTCCAGAAATATCCAATGAACAATTGAGACATTTAGAGGGACAAAGATACATTGTTGGTTTATTACAAAGAAGAATCAACAAAGGTACTAGTCAAAAATTAGTTAAGGAGAATAACAATGGCTGAAGAGCAACAAGCAGTAGAATCTACTGAACAAACAACACAAGAACCCGTACAACAAGAAACAGAAAATGTTTCACGTGAAACATCTGAACCTGAAGTTTTAGCAGATAGACCAGACTTTGTACCAGAAAAATTTTGGAATGAAGAAACTGGTGAAGTTAAACTTCAAGATATATGCCACTCATACAGCAATGCAGAACAGCTTATTTCTGGAAAAGAAGAAGCATGGGAAGAAAGAATTAAGTCTAAAATGGATTTAGAAAGCAAAGAACTTATTCCTGAATCGCCAGATAAGTATGAGCTTCCTGATTTGCTAGAGGGAATTAATGAAGAAATGGTAGAATCTAACCCAATTATGGAAGATTTTAGAAAATATGCTCATGAAAACAAGGTATCCCCAGATCAATTTAAAAACTTAGTCAACATGTATTTGGATAAACTTGTCTATCCACAACAAAAAGCTTTTGAAGAAGAATCTAAAAAGCTTGGAGACAATGGACCTGAGCGACTTGACGCTGCAAATTCTTTTGTAACTGCAAACTTTACACCAGAAGAAGCACAGTTAATTCAATATACTTTAGGAACATCTGCATTAGGCGTTGATATTTTAGAAAAAGTACAGAATTTAACTAAGTCAACTAGGGTAATGGCAGACGCAGTAGCGAAACCACAGTCTCCATTAACTCTTGCTAAAGTAAGAGAAAAGATGAAAGACCCTAAATACTTCGACCCCAGACATAAAGACCCAGCTTACATCAAGGAAGTTGATGAAGACTTTGCTAGGTTATATGGAGACAGCTAGACTTTATGTCGAACGAGGATTGCCAGATCATTCTTATGAACTGGCACCTCACCTAAAACAATCAGATAAAGAAGAACTAGCAATCATGGGCAATGACCCATTGACTTCTTTACTTTCTCCTTTTCGTTATAGATACAGAAAAAATATAAATACGTACACAGTAATGACTGCAGACAAGGAAGTTATTGCTATGTTTGGTGTTATTCCTTTGATGAATGAAACCAAAAAAGGTGCTGTATGGTTTCTTTCTAAAGAATTTACTAGAAAACAATCACTATATTTTGCTAAAAGAAATAACAAATGGACAGATTACTTTCTATCTGACTATGATTATGTGTTTAATTTTGTACCAATTCATAATATTTCTACAATAAAGTGGTTAAAATGGCAGGGTTTTTTGTTTAAAAGAAATCATTTGCTTGTTAAAGATATTGAAATGTTGTATTTTTATAGGCAGATACAGGGTGTATCTGGAAATATACAGCCCATTATTGATGATATCGGTCCAGTATGGACAACCGAAAAAGCAGATAAGGGACAACTGTTAGAACATTAAATGATAATTTTTAAGGAGAGAGTTAAATGGCAACTCAAATTACAAATTCGTTTATTAAGCAGTTTGAATCCGAAGTCCACATGGCTTATCAAAGAATGGGTTCAAAGCTTAAGAATACGGTAAGACAAACATCAAATGTTCAAGGTAACCAAGCAAGATTCCAAAAAGTAGGAACAGGCACAGCGTCTACTAAATCTAGACACGGTGAAGTTCCAACAATGGAGTTAACACATTCTACAGTAGATGTCACATTAAGTGATTTCTATGCTGCGGATATGGTTGACAAACTTGATGAGCTAAAAACAAATATTGACGAAAGACAAATATTAGCTCAATCAGCTGCTTCGGCTCTTGGACGTAAAGTAGACCAGTTAATAATAGATGTATTAGACGCTGGCTCTAACTCAAACAACGTAGTTCATGGTTCAGCGGCATTAACGCTAGCTAAAGCTTTAACAGTATATGAAGCATTCGGCGAAGCAGATATCCCTGATGACGGACAAAGATACTTTGTTGTATCACCTGCTGGTTGGGCTGACCTATTACAAATAGATCAATTCAGCAGAGCAGAATACGTAGGAGAGGGAGACTTACCATATGCTGGTGGAATGACTGCCAAGCGTTGGTTAGGTTTCTTATGGTTTACTCATTCTGGGCTATCCATTTCAAGTACAACTAGAGACTGTCACGCATATCACAACACTGCTGTTGGGATGGCTAGTGGACAGGACATTACTACTGAAATGAACTATTTACCAGAAAAAGTAAGTAATTTAATAACATCATACTTTAGTGCAGGAGCTGTCATGATTGACAACGACGGTGCTATCGAATGTCAAATAACAGAATAAGGAGGATAACATGGCTTTAGACGCAACAAACTTAAAAAAGGTAGCTGGCGCAGGCGATCAAAATCTCTTTATTTATAAGAGTACTGACGCACCAGCAACTATTGCTGGTTCAGGTTACTTTAATTCAGTAACTGCTGACTTGAAACAATTTGATATTATCTTAGCTGTAGGTACCACAGGTGGTACTGCAACTGGAGATTTATTATTTGTAACAAGTGCAACGGCAGCGACAACTGTAACGACAACTAACGGTACATAACGTACTCAGGGGCTGGGTTATTTCACTCATATTATTCCCAGCCCCACCCAAATATTATGACAGATAGTAAATTTGATATATGTAACCAAGCCCTAGTTTTAGTAGGAGCAAACACTATCAACTCATTTAGTGAAAATACAACTGAATCCAAAGTCTGCAATCAATTATATAACATGACTTTAGAAACTATGTTGACCAGATGTAGATGGAGATTTTCAACTAAACAGCAACAACTATCTAGAAAAACCGATAAACCTTTAGGAAGATTTTCTTCAGCTTATTCATTGCCATCAGACGCTTTGGTAATGAATACAATAACTGTTTCAGATAATGTTATTCAGTATGATAGATATAACGATCAGATTTTTTGCGACGCTACATCAACTGATGTAGTAATAGCAGATTATACATTTCAACCGTCAGAAGCAGACTTTCCACCATATTTTAAATCCGCATTAGTATTTGAATTAGCTTCATTGTTTTCTGGAGCTATAGCAAGAAACGATTCATTATCTCTTTTGTATCAAAGAAAAGCACAAGGGCAACTATCTATTGCTAAATCACAAGATTCACAAGCACAAACAACAAGACGTGCAGATGTGGACAGATTTAGAAATAGAAGAAACTCTGGAAGTTTGGGGACTGTAAAAGCTAAAGTATCTTCATAATGGCAACAACAAGAATTCATCAAGCAAATTTTAGTGGGGGAGAAGTAGACCCCAATCTTATTTCACGAAACGACTTAAACGCTTATGGCAAATCATTAGATAAAGCTAGAAACGTAATATGCAGAAACCAAGGGGCAATTGAAAGGAGGGGTGGGACATTTTGGAGAGCCGATTTGGGAGCAGAATCAAGGCTTGAACCTTTCATATTTAGTGGAGAACAAGAATATATATTTGCATTTCAAAACACAGCATTAAAAATTTATTCAACAAACGGAACATTATTACAAACAATTACAAGCTGTCCATGGACTACAGCACAATTAAAAAATATAAATTTATCGCAACAAGGCGATACTATGATTGCAGTAAATGAAAACTTTATTCCACAAATTATTAAGAGAACAGGTGCAACAACTTTTACTAGAACAGATTTTGCATTTGAAAGCAGTCTGAATGGAAAAATTATATATCAACCTTATTTTAAGTTTGCTGACAATACAGTTACATTAGACGCAAATTCTTCAAGTGCTGGTTCAGGTGTAACAGTTACGTCAAGTGCTACATATTTTACAAACGACTATGTAGGAACAACGCTAAAAATATATGGAACAGAAGCTACAATTACTGGATATACATCTGGAACACAAGTAACAGTAACGTTAAAAGACGAT